CTTCATCGACTTCATCGACTTCATACATCTCGTCGACTTCTTCTTTTACGTCTAAAGAAGGCTTCGCTTCTGCAGTATAGTCTTCAGTCTCTGGTGGAGCGCCTTGAGAAGCAGCTCCGTCAAGCTCGTCTAACTCATCAAGCTCTTCATCAAGTTCATCTAATGCTTCTGTTATATCAAGATCAAGCGGTTCTCCCATATCTTCATCCTCAAATTCATCAGAAACATCGCCGGCGCCATGGCCCCAAGCTTGCACATCATGACCTTCCGCATGTGCCTCGCGGAGTGATCTCATACGAGAAATTTCGCGACGAAGCATTCCTTCATCAATCTCTACGATCATATTATCAGAAAGCCGAATAGACTCTTCTTTTTTCTCTGCCTCTTCACCTTCGGCACCTTCTTCACCACCAAGGTCAAGATCAAGTTCTTCTTCTCCGCCTTCTTCGCCTTCAGGAGCTTCTTCTCCTTCAGCTTCTTCTTCGCCTTCTTCACCTTCTTCACCTTCAGGAGCTTCTTCTCCTTCTTCCTCGCCGGTTTGTAAGGTGACTCCAAGACCCTCAAGATCAAGATCATCTGGGAGTCCTGTGATTGTTAACATAACGTCTTCTTCGTTTAAAAGATCTCGATTCATTTTTGTCTCCTGAAGTTTTTCAAGTTTGTTTAAACACTTTCGTAATTTTAGTCCATACCCCAATCTGACATTGGGATCATCTACATTTTCTTGAATGTAACCGTATATTGCTTCGACCATCTCATTTAATCTTACCAAACTTAAATTAAAAGCCTTAGATTCGAATATATGAGTCTTTTCAGCCAATTTTCCTAACATTTTTTCAATGTAGAGTAACTTTTGTTCAATTTGATCAGTTTCTTCTGGTGCTGAAGCAGAAGCAATCTTCTCGACAGCTTCTTTAACTTTTAGAGTTTGTTCAACTTCTTCAGCAACATTTTCTAGAGAAACAGTCGATTCATCTTGCTCGACAGATTCACCACACGATGAAGCTTCTGCTTTGTCTTTATCAGTTAAAACTTTATCGTCTTTTTCATGAGCATCATCATCTTCGCAAGACATTCCTTCGTCGACTGATTCGCCCAACAACTCTTTTTCTATCAATTCTCTTATACGAGGAGCTACTGCTTCAACGATTGCACGTTTAGCATTGTCCTCTGCAACTTCCTTTACTTTCTTTAAATCTGCAATAGCTTCTTCGTATAGTTCTTTTGACATTTTATATTATCTCCGCGAATCAACCGGTAGAATCTGATGTTCCCATCTTGCTTGGAACCCCTAACGTTTGTGCTGCAATTTTCTTAGCAAAATCTTCTGGATTTCTCGTTCCTGTGCTGGGACCACCGGCGACGTAAGAAGGTTTAATATCAACAGACTTGATTTCAGGATTAGCATTCTTATCTGATGGATCAGTCTTACCAGGTCCAGGAGACGTTAAATCTGGAACGAATGAGTTTGCTGGATCTCCTGCTTGTTTCCACAAGCCATCTGCACCCTTTAAAATGTTTGGAGATCCAGTAAAATCCATGTCGACGCCATTTCCAAAATATGAATCGCCTGGTTGTAATCCATTTTTTAGGCTCAAATTTCCTTGAGCAACAACTAATTTTTTATAATCTTCTTCCTTTCCGACGAATCCAGAAGTCGGAGAGTTTGGAAATAACTTTGCCAGCATGGTGTTTTTTTCACTACTCGGTGGTGCATAAACCGTATATTTTCCTTGTCCAGCCATGTTATTCTCCTATAAGAAAAATCATAAAAAAATTAAGCGATCAATCACTTTTCGCTTTTCTTTGCTACTTTCTTAGTTGCTTTTGTTGCTTTCTTTTGTGCAACTTTCTTAGCAACTGTCTTCTTTGCTTCTTGAATTTGAGAAAGTCTCTTGACTAAGCGAGCCTCTTCTAATCCAAGAGCCTTGTAATGATCGATGTGATGTTCAAGAGAATCAGCATATTCTGATGCATCAACTTCTTCTGCATCGACATCTTCAACTGATTCCATGTCGCCAAAAAGCTTTGCTTCTTGGAACTTGGCAACTTCTTCTGCAATAATTCTCTTTAATACTGTTGTTGTAAGCTTCATGATATAAACCTCGTGCAAATATATATTCTTTAATTATTGTTACTAAAAAAAAAATTAAAATTTCTTTGGAGTTTCTGAGAACGCTAATTCAGCCCATTTAGAAGCAACGTCATCTCCGAACAATTGTTCTGGTGTGCTTTTTGCCACAGCACTTTCTATTGATCCAGCAGGTACCTGGGGTTGTGAATATTGGCTTTCATTCATCAATATTGGTAAAGTGTTTGCTGCTGTGTCAGCAAATATTGATTCCATCACGCTGTTTCCGTTTGATTCTCTCTTTATTGTCTCAGCAATTGTTTGAGAATATTTTACGTTTTGCCCTCGACGATGAACTTGTTGTTTTGGTTTTACAACCTTTACGGCATTTTCAGAAACTTGTTGTTTTGTAGTTCCTATTCCTTCTGCAAGAATCTCTACTAAACATTCTTTTACAATAGCTTTTAATTGACCCTTGGTAATCCCCATATCAACCTACTCCATTCCAGTATGCGGTTCCACCTAAAGATCCAGTTAGCACAGGCATCATATCTGAATCTATCATGGTTAATTCTGCATAAAGGCTGTATGCAGCATCAGTAGCAGAATCTCTAACGACGTAGATGTCTTTTATTCTTGCGTCTATTTCGAATGAATCTCCACCATTCACTTTATAATAGTATTCATCGCCAGCACCAGCGATACCATTTTGTGTGAATCCGACTCGAAGATAAACTCCTGAAGCTGCATGATTTGATATTTTTATATGCCTTGTTATTTTATCGAATGAATGTTTAATAACAGTGCTAGATGCAGTATTAGAAATAACCCATGGGAGACCTGATCCCATGAATTCAGTAACTGAATTGTACCCAACCCTTGGATCTTTTAATCCCATGTTCACTTACCTCTCGTTGTTAGAATGTCATTAAGAATTCTATCTATTCTATCTGACTTTGTGAACACATTGCGCAATTCATCTGGATTGATTTGACGGCCTTCTGCCATCATGAAAGCTCCTGGTGTAGAAGGCTCAGAAACAAAGTCCCAACAAATAAGTTGGAAATCATCTTGAACTATTTGATAATCTCCTTGTCGTTTTGTTGTTCCTACTCCTCTAGAAGATATTCCTAGTTTAACTCCAGATTCAACTAGAGATTGGAGAATCTTACCAGAAGGAGTATCAAGTATTTCCACCTGGCCATACACAACGTCCCCATCAAGATAAGCCTCTCTAACAATATGAGAAACATTCTTTAAGTTAACGACCGATGAATCAGGATGATCTAACTCTCCCAATGCTCTATTCTCAATTATAAATTTTTGATAGTTTCTAACTTCACGTTCTAAAACATTTTTTGGATAAATTCTACCATTCTGGTTCAGAGTATCTGACTTTTGAAGGATTCCCTTCATGACAATTTTTCCAGAATTTTCTTCTTTAGCTTCCTTGATTTGATCAGGAGTGTAATCAAAAACCTGATACGAATTTAACAATCTTAAATCAGACATTTTCTCCTCCTGATAACTCATCAATTAACTTGATGTATAGCATGTATTCTGCGACAGTAGAATCATTAATCTCATTATGCTCTATGAGAAGATTCGATTTTACTTCATTTAACTTTTCCGTTAGATATTTTTCACTGTTTGAATTTTCTTTTAGATAAGTTTCAATTGAAGTTACTAATTTTTCTTTTATTTCTTTTAGCTTCATTAAAATCGTCTTGTCGTCATCATAAGCTGATGAAAATGCATAAGCTTTTATTAAAGATTTTTGCTCATTTGTCAATGCAGCTTCATACTTTTCTCCAAGCTTTTTCATCATGATTTTCATTAATAGTCTATTTGATCCTGCAGATCCTTCTAAAACAACTTGTTCTTTTTTCTCTTGCTTTGGAGATACAAGCCATTGAACAATTTGATCTTCATATCCTGCCATCTTTGACAAGTCAGGAGATTTTGATCTCCAATCATTCAAAAGATTTTGCATTGTTGCAAAAGTTCTATACTCTGCAATGTGCTGATCATAAAAATTTTCATCATTCAATTGGTGATTTATTGATCTGATTAGCAATGATTTTTCTTTGTTCAAATCAGAAGAGCTATGAGATCTTGCAGCTAGTTTTGCTTCTCCCAATATAGAAGACGCAACTGATTCTGAACTTACTGTAGTTTTCATTATGGAGTTTATCAAACGAAACTCTTTGTAAAGTTCAGTTCCAGGCTTAAAATGAGTCTTTAAAATTTTTAAGGCTTTTGATGATGTCTTTTTATCATCATTTACTAAAGCTTGAGATATTGTTTTTATTAAAAACTCGTATAACAAGCCTGTGTTTCTTTTTTTATTATGAGCCGACATTAAGGTCAGATCCTTTCTTTATCCACTACAAAAAATAAATAATATAAACTAATTAAGAAATAGAAATTATTTTTAAATATTTTTTTATTCCTTTATATCAAGGTCTATTTCTTCAGATTCAGTTAATAATCCTTCATTGCTTTTTGCAATTCCTAAAGAATTTGACATTTTCTTTAAGGTAGAAATCATATTAGGAGAAAGTGACGTCTGAACAACTCTAGAATTGTCATAAACTTTTACTGATTCTCCAAATGGATCGCTGATCAAACTCTTCATCCAACTCTTGTCATGAGGATCAGACAATGAAGAATTAGAAGAATCTAACATTTTAGAAAAATCCGGCATATGTTTTTGAACTCTTTTTCTAGACCTATTTTTCTTATATCGCTTAATGTAAGATCCTGGTTTTACTGGTAATCCGTCTTTTTCTGAAACGTTCGGTAATACGTCATCATCGATGTTGCTCGACATCAAAAGCTTAGCATCTGAAGATACATCGTCGGCCGCATCATCTCCGGCAAACAAATCCCCACCCCCAGCTGTTCCGCCTTCTTCTCCACCTTCCCCACCACCAGCAGCAGGAGTTTCTTCTCCACCGCCGAGATCAGGCAATTCGCCGCCGGCGGCTTCTCCGCCTTCGGCTCCTTCTTCTCCACCTTCAGCTTTTGCTCCTTCGATTCCTAAATCAGTTACCTTTTCTCTTAGGCGTTGATCATTGATTTCATCAATTTGATCATCATTGAGACCCCAGATTTCTCGTTGAACGAATCTTCTGCTGCCCATTCCTTCGGGAAGAGCCCCTCCAATTTCAAACTTAGACTTCCACAACTCAAGCTTTTGTTGTTGCGCAATTGTCGATGGATTAGACAATCGTAAAGTAAAGTTTTGAAGATCTTCGCCGTCATATCCATGTGAATACAAATGAATAATAGCAAGTTTATTCAACTCTGATATTAGAGTTTTTTGAATTACAGATATTGTTCTAGAAAAACGAATGTCTTCTTGTGCTAATGTTGCTTTAGAAGATAACATTTCATCGTAACCCAAATAAGCTCTAGGAACTTTCAACGCTGCAAAAAGTTTCTTTTGCATGTATTGAACGTCTTCTACGGTCGCAGCATTTTGCCCACCGGACAATGTGTCAATTTTTGTACCAGACTCTCCACCGCGGACTGCAATAAAGTAATCGTCTTCTACACTTAATGGAGAATAGCGCAAATCAACTCTTCCAGTGTTTCGATCTATGACTTGATTTGTTCTTAGGTTTTTTCGTTGTTCCTCAACATACATGGGAACATTTTCTGGAGGAATATTTGCAACATCGATATAAAACACGCGTCTTTCGGGAGCACGAACAATTCTATAGACTAACATCGCATCTTCAAGAAGAATTAATTGTCTCCAGATTCTTCTTGCAGGTTCAATTAGCGATGAACCATATGGAAGAAACATATCGTTTCCCAATAATCTAAAATGTGTAACTTCCCAGTTTTCTAGTGTTCTATTTCCTAGTGTTGACCAACGATAACGAACCGCAAATGGATCTTCACGATCATAATTTTCTTCACGTTCTATTTCATTAACTGGTATTGGAAAAGCATGAACCACACCCTCTGTTGGAGAAACATCGTTATATAAGAAAAAATCTCCGTATTTAACAAGGTTTCTCGCCCAAGAGCGTAGATTAAATTCAACATTTATGATATTATAAAATAAGTCTTCAAGAATTTCTCTTATTTTTTCATCGTCAGAATATATGTGAAGAACTCTTCCTTTGTCATCTTGTGCGACAGTTTCATCAGCATAGATGTCCATTGCTGCTGCAATTTCTGCAGTGTTATGTGATATAACTGAATCTGTTGCAAAGTTTTTATAACCGTCAACTGTCAGGTCATATAGGGGAATGATTTCCCCTGGCTCTATAGAAACGACCTTCATGTTTTCATAAGAACTTGAAAAATCAGTATAGTTTTTGTATCCAGCTTGCTTTATTCTCTTATCTAATATTGTTATTGTAGTAGAAACTTTTTCTGCTAGCTTGGCTCTTGACATGCCTTTACAGAATTTTGAGCATATCAAATCAAAAGTTACCCTATGCTCATAACGAGGATTTTTTTCACCCTTGTTATCCCAAGCATGGTTTCTCCAATCTGGATTATAGGCCTTCGCAAAGGTCTCAAAGTTTTGATAACCATGTTTTCGCAATCTTCTTTTAATTACGTTAGGATCTGTGCCAAAAACTTCACACACTCTGTAAAGATTAAAATCGACACTTTCACTTATTTCAAGTATCCTACCAAAAGTTATGTCTTTTCTTTCAGCAGGATTGTTCTCAGTCATAAACCTTGAATGATTGACCTTAAACTGCTCAATCCACTCTGCATTTTTCTCTGACCATTTCGCTCCATTGATAATCTTTGAGTGAAGATTTCTATGTTCTAGGTCAGTCATAACCCGTAGATTCTCTAATCGATTATCATTTTTTTTGAAGTTAACGTGGTGCACCACTTCATTTTCTTCAAGTGAGGATCCCTTTAACATTTCACCGAGGATTCTGTGTTCTGCAACCCACCCGTTCATCTTGGATCTACTGTCCATTGAATAGATCCAGCGATATCCTTCACCCTCTTCTTTACACCCGTTGAACAAGTCCCTTCTGTAAAAGGGCATCATCGCGTCGCCTGATTTAAGGTTTTCAATCATGCAATACGTTCCGTCTCGTTTCATGAGACGATGATTTGAAGATCCAATGATTTTTTGACCGTTATCAAAAGTAACAACGTATGATTGATCAACCATCGTTTGCCTAGCCTGCTTTGCCAAAGCAGGAACGATTCTTCCTAAATTGTGATCATAAGAATAAACCACAAATTTATAGTCAGGGTTCTTAGAACATTCTTCTGAAAGTTCTTTAATCGTTCTATAACCGCCAGGAACAGCTATTAACGTATCTCCATGTAGACAGTATTCCATTTCTTGAAAATCTTGATATCTCATCAAGCGTTCAGAAAGATTATATGAGTTTGCTGTAATGACAGAATATGTCGGTGATGTTGAACGTTGAAATAATAAAGCGCCTGAAGACTTTACTTTATCAGCAACTGCAATTGCAGTATCAACTCTCTTTACTTTGCGCTTTACTACTGGACCGCTTTTAAATAAACGACTCAAACGCTGAAATAGATTTTTATCTTCTTTAGACACTTTTTGCCTTAGTTTTCAATATTATAAAACCTAAACCATTATTTGATTAAAAAAATCAAACTTTCTCAGGTTTCATCACAACTTTTTGAGGTTCAATAGAGCTTTTTTCATGCGAATTTGAAACGTAATTCATCGGATTTTGCATCATCGTTTCAAGCATGTCTCGTACGCGATTTAAATGTGGAGACAAAGCATCAATTGCAGCAGAAGGAGCTGCACTTTCAAATTCATTAACTTCTTCATATAAATCAGTAACACACTTGAATAAATCTCTAGCTTCTTGAGAGTTTAGCCCTTCGTAAATTAATCTTGCATCTTCATTTAATGAATTTTGAAGTTTTTTCTTGTTAAACGACATGTTCAATACCTCTAGTGCTTATATGTATACTGCTACTTATACAACCATGATAAATCATCTATCCCATGGTTCATTTTTGGATCTAAATGTTTTATTTGAGATGGTTCTCTAAGCTTATAGACATTTGATTGATTTATATTATGCTGCCCTTTTGCGTTTGCTCCTAATGCATAAGTTGGATTATTCGGTATCGCTCGAGCATCAATGCTAGCTACTCCTGTAGCTTTTAACATAGCCATCGCCATGGCATATCCAGCATCATTATTGCCAGTACCACCTTCAGTTAACCAAGTTCCTATTGCAAGACTTATGATTAGATCATCATGACTGTCTTTTGAAGCCATAGGTTTATTACCATTCCAAATAAAGGCCTGTAGTTGATCATAAAGCCTTTGAGAATAACTCTTTAAAGTCTTATTGCGGATTAATTCCTCTAATTTAGTAAGAATTTGTACACGCGATTTCTGGTTGGTTTGGAAGCCAGGTAATTCATCTTGTGTTACAGGAGAATACGTAAATGGATCTCCTCTGTGACCAGAATAATACAACCTTTGATATCCAGTGTCTCTTAGCTTTACATTAACGAAATATCCGAAAGTATTGTTTTCAGGACATATCAAGGCGTTGTTATACTTTTTTCCCCATTCGGACAACAAATCAGCAAATTTTTCAGGTGGAATTTTTCCCATGTATTCTGCGACAACTTCGCATGTTTTTTGATTAACTACATGAAATGCAGAATAATCTGATGCATCTCCTCGTGCAACATCCGCAGAAATTACATAGCTCTTTTCAACCTCTGGTTGCTCCCAAATCCAAACATTTCTATCAAATCCAGCCTTTTCGACTGGCGGTCGGATCATAGATCGAAGATCTTCTAAATCTTCAGATTGTAGGAATGTGTCTCCTGATGATATAAAGTCGCACAAATACTCTTGACTAACTTTTCTTTTTGGAAGGTTTCTAGTCTCTTTGATAAACCATTCTTCATCATGTTCTGGATGAACTGTCCATGGAAGCCTTATCGGATTAAATTCATTGGTTCCAGCTTCAGCCTCAACCCAAAGTCTGTAATACAGACCTCCGACACCATTTGGAGATGAAATTAAAATTGCATTACCACCAGTCGTCAACGTTGGATAAAGACCTGTCCATATCGTATCAAAATCTCTAATAAATGCACATTCGTCGACTATAAGCAATGATAGAGATTCTGAACGACCAGCATCCTCTGATGTTGGCACGGCTTTGACTATAGAACCATTGCTAAAAGATATTTGCTGTTTTGATGGTTCAAACTTCGGCATCAACAACCACTTTGGAAGTGATTGAAGCATAACATGTACCTTACGAATAAAGTTTTGTGCCGTTGCTAATTTTGTTGCAATTACAAGTACGTTTTTATCTTTATAAAAAATAGCTAACCAAGTTGCATATGCAGCAGAAATCGTTGATAATCCTAGCTGCCTAGACTTTAGAACAATATTGAAACGACTGTTTTGAAAGTCTTGAAGACAATCCTCTTGAAATGGATACAGATCAAAAGGTATCGTTCCTCTTAATGGATGTTGGATTTTAGCGTACTTTTTTATGAAATAAGCTGGATCTTTTCCGCAGCGTACTATTTCATTAATCTGTTGTTGCTTTGACAGCGGTTTATCTTGCATTTCATCCTATTTCAAACACAACATTTTTTCTATAGATTGCAGTTTTCTTTGGATTATGAACAGCCATTCCAATAATTTCTACAGAATCTCCTGTACTAACTTCTTTTAACTTAAGAGATTTACTTGTTAAATCTTTATAAGAATTTTTTACCGCGTCAAGAACGGATTTGATATTAGAATCAGAAGATTGTTGCTCTTGAATTTTTACTTGAAGCATTTGCCTCTCTGAAGCAAAATTAACTATAGTTTGATAGGAAACCTTAAGCATATCAGGTCCGATCAACGACATTTTTACTGAAAATGAATTGATGATGGGGGAAGATGATTTGCCCCATGTCGTGTCGATCGCTTGACCCAATGCATTGTAATCTAAATCTTGCATAATATATTCTCTAGCAATTAAATATTGAGAAAAATCAAATGTGTACATTTGATAGAATCTTTTTTCTACCTGAGATTTTTTTTAATACATCTTTTTGATCAGGTCTCCATCCATTTTTCCATGCTGTCAAATTTGGTCTTGCCCAATATGTTTCACAGCTTTCGCAACAATTAAATTGTCTATATGACTTTTCATCATCAAATGATCTCATCAAATGGTCACACACTGGACATGATATTGGAACTGAATCTTTCTCTTCGGCTGGTTTAATGATGTAAAACCCTTCTCTTTCGCTTATCAATCTATCGTTTAGGTAAGGCTTCCATTCATTCATACACAAACAACCCTTGAATCTTTTTCGTTTTTTGTTATCTCTAAAACGTGATCTGCAATATCTTTTATACCATCAACATGAGTTATAACCAAAATTAATCTAAAATATTTCTTGAGGCTTGCTAAGAGACGATTGCATGATTCTACTCCAGCATCATCTAACGTTCCAAACCCTTCATCAATTACAAACATGTCTGATTTTGACATAGAAGAAATATTAATAAGAGCAACTCTCAGAGCAATAGAAGCAATCGTTTTCTCCATTCCGCTGCACAATTCAATGATTCTTCTAGAATCTCCGTAGTTAATATAAATTTCAGAAGCGTCAGAATCATCATCATTTTCTAATTCTACTGAAAAATCGACAATTCCGTGTAAGATTTTTGATATCTCTGCATTGATGACAGGAATTTGTGATCTTGTTATGATCAACGGAATTCCTTTTTTAGAAAAAGCAGAAGAAATAATTTCATATGTTTTCATGCTCTTTAGCAAATTATCTCTTGCAAGTTTTTCAGATTCAAGCTTTTCAAGCTCAGACATAAGACGACCACGTTGCGTTGCCAACGTCATTCTTTGCTCGTCCCATTCTTTAATTGACCTAGAAAATGTTTCTATTTTTGATCTTAAAAAAACAACCTCCGAATTTTCATCATTTTTTAATGCATCTTTAAGGTCATTTAGACGTTGTTTCGCATCTTTTAACAATTCTTTTGTAGAATCACAAGTTGAACGAATCTTTTCAATTTCTGTTTCTTTCTTTGAAATTTCTAAATGAAGTTTTGAAGACAACGTTGACGCTTTTTCAAGTTTGCTGATTTTTGAAATCAAAGAATCTTTTTCTAGAACTTTTAGAGCATCGTTCAATTCATTCAACTTTTTTAATAAAGACTTTGTTTTCTCATCCTGCGAAGAGATCTTTTCTTTATTTTGATGAGCGTCTTTAATAAACTTACATGTAGGATAATCATCACCACACGGAACATCATCAAGAATTTTTAAAGATTTTTGTTGTGATTTTAACAGTGTTGATTCTTTTTCATGAAGGTGTTGAAGTTCTAAAATAGATTTTTCTAATGAATCGATTGTCGCTAATTTAATTTTCAATGCCTCTACATCATCCGATGATTGAACATCTTCAACTATTTTTAGCTTTTCAGACAATCCTTGGATGTCTTCTTTTAAGAAATCAATTTTAGAACAAGCATCATTACATGATGCTGTCAATACATTAACTCTTTTTTCTTGAATTTCAACATCATGAACAGTAACTGGTTTGTGTCCTTGGTGGGTTGACAGTTGAGAACGAAGCTCATTACATTTATTCTGCGTATCTGAAATGCAAGAAACTAACTCATCAAGGCTTTTAGACATGTCAGATATTTTTGATTCATTTGTCGACTTAAGCTCATCCCAGTTTTTTTCTGGAAAATTCTTCAATTGAGCTTTGTACGTACTTAAATCTTTTGATGAAAGATCACACATTTTATCAAAAATGTCTAATCCTAAAAATCTCGACAATGACGCTCGGCGCTTCGTTGATCCTTGATGAATAAAAGCGTTAATGTCTCCCTGAGCAGATAAAGATGTTAAAGAAAAATCTTCGCTGCTACCGATGAGATTTCTAATAACTTTTTCAGTACCAATTCTGATATCATCGCATAAATCATCAACATCACCATCATCTCTCATCCTAAAAAAGTTTAATGATGTTGAAGCATTAACAATGCCTTTTTTTGTAATTGATTTAGTCGTTTGGCGTTCGGTAATATACAATTTTCCGTTGTGCTCAAAGATTGCTCTAGCAGAACAATAGTTTTTTCTAATGTTACACACATGAAGATTCTTTATAGATCCTCTATCGGTAGAATTAAACAGAGAATACATCATCGTTCCAACAATGGAAGATTTACCAATTCTGTTGGATCCAAATATTCCTACGATTCCATTTAATTTTGAAAAATCAATTTCGTTTTCTTCTCCATATCCAAATGTATTGTCCCATTTCAGGTGTCTCAATGACCATTTTGATCCTTTGACATAATCATCAGATGATGCAATTGTCGACATATACTTTTTTATTTGAGAAGATATGCTATCCCAGTCGGCGTCTGAACCACCGTTCTCTTTACAATAAGTTTGAATTAATCCTAAAATTACATCAGATGACGTCAAGTCGGACTTTGCAATTGTGGATGATCCAGCCTTGATCGTTTCGCTTTCTGCTCTATACTCAGATTTAAAAGTCACTTCAGTCGCTGAGTAATTAGACTTCAAGGTTTCAGTTAAAAATGAAACATCATCTTGTGAAAGGTCGATCGCAGATTTAATACGAAAACGAGTTTGTTTTGGATATTTTGAAGCTTCTTTTAAAAAATCTTTTTTTGAACCTACCCATTGAATGGTAACATAAGGTTTCGGATTTGGGAGTTTGCGATACGATACATTCCAATCTTTTTCATTTTGAATATTCCAAAGAAGATACCCATGATCTATCTCTTCCGCATAGTTCTGCTGCACCGGACAACCTGGATATGCTATCCATGGTTTCTTTTCACCATCAGAAGTTTCTCTATATCCTAGATACTGCATTTGATGAATGTCACCAAGAAAAGCAAAAGGATAATCATTAAAAAATTCAACCTTGATGTGAGACTCATCAATCTCCCATCCTGACTCTGTCACACATCCTAAAACCGCCCCATGATAACAAGCTATGTTAATCTTGCCTGGCTCTGGTTTGACGTCTTTCCATCCTTCTTCGTCGAACAAAGAATAAACACACCAATTGTATCCTGGGTGGAACTCATACACTCCGCTTTTCTTGTATAGATGTACTCGAGGATTATTCAACGCCTGTACGATAGGAGATACGGCATCCTGTCTAGATAGATTTGTCAAATTACCATCATGGTTGCCTAAAGTTAGATGAACTTGGGCAACCTCAGCCATAGATTCCAACCACCATGTAAGTTGATCAATATATTCAGGAGTGATACCTGTTGTCTTGGTATGAAAGATATCTCCCCCGACAAAGATATGATCAACTTTGTTTTTCTTGCAATCTTTTATGAAAGCAGAAAATACTTCTCTGTATTCATCGTGGCGACTTAATCCTCGCCAGTGTACGTCAGCAGTATGTGCTATGACAATCATTAATTGATTACATTATACTAATTGTAGCTAGTGTTCAATAACTAATTAAAATCTAAAGCTTGATGAAGCAACCTTGTTAAGTTTTGTCAAAAACCTATCTTCCCAAAATAAAGGTTTTGCAATATTCAATGCATCTTCAAACTCTGCCTTAGACATGTTACCAGGATCTCCCCATGGTCGAACGTCGACAACGACAACATCTACATTATATTCTTGTAGCTTCTTTACGATCTTAGGGGTTTTCTTGTCCCACATGTCACCATCAAGAGCTAAAGCGACTGGAGTGTTATGAAGGAGAATTTTATTAAGAACTTCGTGACGTTCATCAAGGTCGGAGCCCAACAAGGCTGTTGTGTTTTCAGGACACTTAACAAGGTCGAATGGGCCTTCAACTAAGGTCAGTCTTTTTGACCAGTCAATGTTGATCTCATTGAAGACAATGGGGTTTTTATCGACGTCAGGATTATCATACTTAGGTTTTCGATCTTTGTCTATGGCTCGAGCTGCAAAGTAATTCAGTTCTCCGTTGCAATCAAAAGACGGCATAATGACCCTGCGTTTCCAACGAACTTCATCCGATATACCAAACTTGAAGTACCAAGTATCACGATCCGTCAATCCTCTAGAATAGATGTATCGCCATGCCGCTTTGACATCAGGATCCATATCATTTGCCAATGTCAACAATCTAAAATCTTTTGGTAGCTCAATCTTTTGGTTTTTTTCGATATCTGCAGTTATCAGGCTTGATTTGCCACCATGACCTGTTAATTCTCGATATGCGTTGAGGTGTTCCTGCGTTCCGTATTTTCGTAATAAAGGAGCAAGGCTTCGGGCCTTCCATCCGCATACCCAACAGTGAGAGACGCAGCTAGGCAAAAGAATTGAAAGTTTCTTTTTTTGTGCGTCTAAAGGATTACAAATTGGACATTTAACATCAAAATTATTATTTTTTGATAATCTTCCTTTTCCAAAAACTGATTCAATCAGTTTGACTAGGCTCGTTAACGATACCATTTAACGCTTCTTCTATTTCTCGTCTTTTTCTTTCTGCTCTTTCAAGCGCTCTAATCTTATTTGATTCAGCGTTTTTTCTTTTTGCTTCTTCTGATTGAGTTTTCCCATATGCAGGATTTTTTGATCCTAACTTAGCCTGTCTGCATTTTTCAATTTCTTCGGGT